CGAATAAAACTATCTCATTTGATGATTTGTGCGACCGCTTATCTGAGCCTATACGCACAACCGAATCGGTCGAAGAATATCCGAGACTTTCTAAGACTGAGCGCGATCGCATCAAAGATAAGGGCGGTTTTGTCGGTGGGCAGCTTAAAGAAAACCGCAGAAAGCGCGAGAGTGTCGCAAGCCGCTCTATGCTTACCCTCGATGCAGATCATGCAACTAAAGAGCTCATAGAATCGTTCAAGCACACCTGCACCTTTGAAGCCTGCTTATATACCACCCATGGACACACCCCCGAAGCCCCTCGTGTACGGATCATTGTTCCGCTTACCCGGGATGTCAGCTCAGATGAATACTCGGCGATTGCCAGGTTCTTCACTGACAGCCTCGGTATCGATCAATTTGATGAGTGCTCCTACCGACCGCATCAGCTCATGTACTGGCCGACAACTCCTGCCAACGGCCAGTTCATATTCAAAAGAACACATGGCCTCTGGCTTGATCCAGATACTTTTTTAGATTCCCATCCACATTGGCAGGACTGCTCGCTGTTGCCCACCTCAAGCCGTGAGAGTACGGTTCGAGCTTTCTCAGGGAAAAAACAAGAAGATCCTCTTTCTAAGCCGGGTATTATTGGAGCCTTTTGTAACACCTACCCTATTCAAAAAGCTATAGATACGTTTTTAGATGATATCTATACACCCTCAGCAGTAGATGGGAGATATGATTATATCCCCGCTGACTCCCATGCTGGAGTAGTAACCTATGATGATAAGTTCGCCTACTCCCACCATGCCACTGATCCCGCATCAGGGAAGCTGATGAATGCATATGATCTGGTGAGAATCCACCTGTTCGGGAGTCTCGATGATGAGACTCCTGGTACAGGCAGCAAACGGTCAAACACAGAAATGAGCACACTTGCCCTTCAAGATGATGGGGTAAAAGCTCTGCTCGCCAGTGAGCGGATCCAAAAAGCCAGTACAGACTTCACAGATGATCAAAACTGGCAAACAGCACTAGAGCTTGATAAGAAGGGAGCAGTTAAAGAGTCCCTCGATAATCTCGTGCTCATTATGAGACATGACACAGCCCTGAACGGGATTGCATTTAACTCCCATCGCGACGGGATTGATACTAAGGGAGAGCTCCCCTGGACTCAGGTCAAACCAGGATGGAGTGACTCGGATAATGCGGCCTTAAAGGTGTATATCTCAAAACACTATGGTTTGTATGCACCAACAAAGACCAAAGATGCAGTATTAGCAGTAGCAGCAGAGAGAGCTTTTCATCCAGTCAAAGATTACTTTGCTGCCCTCCCCCTCTGGGATGGTAGGCAACGAGTTGAGAGGTTATTGATCGATTACTTTGGGGCAGATGACAATCTGTATACACGAGCGGTATCACGAAAAACTCTTGTTGCAGCAGTTGCACGAGTCCATGAGCCTGGGGTCAAGTTTGATCAGGTTCCCATCATCATTGGTCCTCAAGGGATCGGTAAGTCCACGTTCTTCTCAAGGCTTGGAGGGGCATGGTTCTCTGACAGCCTCACCCTTACTGACATGAAGGATAAAAGCGGACCTGAGAAACTCCAGGGATACTGGATTCTTGAGCTTGGAGAACTCGCAGGCATGAGAAAAGCGGATATAGAGACAGTGAAGAGTTTCATCAGCCGCACTGATGATAAATACCGTGCAAGCTATGGCGTGAACGTCGAAAGTCACCCCAGACAAAGCATCGTAGTGGGAACCACGAATGCTGAAACTGGCTTCTTACGAGATATCACTGGGAACCGCCGATTCTGGCCGGTGAAGGTGTCAGGGAACACCCAGAGAAAACCGTGGGAGCTGGGGCGTGAAGAGGTTGAGCAGATTTGGGCTGAGGCTCTGTTTATCTACCAGATGAGTGAGAACTTGTTTCTTGAGGGCGATGAAGTCCTTCTTGCATCAGTTGAGCAGGATGAGGCTATGGAGCTTGATGAGCGTGAGGGATTGGTTAGAGAGTATCTTGATACCCTTCTCCCGGATACTTGGGATCAGATGGAGCTTGGCCAACGCCGAGATTATCTCTCAGGTTTCAACAATGGTGGTACAACCCAACGACAGCTCGTATGCAACATGGAGATCTGGGCTGAATGCTTTGGTAAGGACCCCTCTGTGATGAAGAAATCTGATTCATATGAGATCTCAGCAATCATGCAAAAGATGGACAGCTGGGTGCGGACAGCTCGGACAAGCGTCCCAATATATGGACGACAACGTTGTTACCGGTGGGACAAGAAAGCGTGAGGGACAAGCTCAAACAAGGGGTGTCCACCAGCTGTCCAGGGTATCAATTCATTGTTTTACAACAAGCTATATACCTGGATGGACAAGTGGACAAGATAATTCTTACAGAGCATAGAAAAAGAGAGAATAAGGGACGCATGTACACGTGTATACGCGCGTATAGGAAAACTTGGCCAATACTGTCCAGCTGTCCCGATAGAGAAAAACAATGTTAGAGAAAACAATCGAGAGGCAACTGGTGAAAGAAGTAAAGAAGATGGGGGGTCGGGCAGTGAAGTTTGTTAGCCCTGGGTGTGATGGAATGCCAGATCGTCTCGTGCTCTTGCCAAAAGGGAGGATTGCATTTGTGGAAGTAAAAGCCCCAGGAAAGAAGCCCAGAGCATTACAGATAGCCCGGCATGAGATGCTTCGAGATCTTGGATTTTGCGTCTATGTGTTGGATTCGATCGAAGGAATAGGAGATATGCTTGATGATATATACACCACATGACTACCAGAGATATGCAACACAGTTCATTGAAGACCATGAGATCTCAGCAGTCTTACTTCAGATGGGTCTTGGAAAAACAATCATCACATTGAGTGCTGTCGTTAACCTCCTCTTTGATTCGTTCAAGATCAGGAAGGTCCTTGTCATTGCTCCCCTGAGAGTAGCTCGAGACACGTGGCCTGCTGAGATCACGAAGTGGCATCACCTTGATATGCTGATTGCATCTGTTGTTGTGGGAACAACTATTGAGCGTAGTGCTGCACTACTCAGACAGGCTGATGTGTACATCACAAATCGTGAGAATGTGCAGTGGCTCATCGATGAGAGCGGCTGTGCATTTGATTACGATATGGTAGTCATTGATGAGTTATCATCATTCAAAAATCACCGGGCAAAACGCTTCAAAGCTCTCATGAAAAGACGGCCGTTGGTCAAGAGGATTGTGGGACTTACCGGTACCCCTGCCAGTAATGGTCTGATGGACCTCTGGGCTCAATTCAAACTCCTTGATATGGGATCTCGTCTGGGTAGATTCATCACTGCATATCGCAATGCCTACTTTCTCCCAGATAAGCGCAATGGCCAGGTCATCTACACATACAAACCAGCCCCCGGAGCTGAAGAGAAGATTTATGAGGCCATCAGTGATATCACCATTTCTATGAAAGCAGAGGATCATATCAACATGCCCGAGCTCATCACCACTGAGTACCGGGTGTTTCTCTCTGATGATGAGAAGAGCATCTACAACGGCCTGAAAAAAGATATGGTCTTGCAGCTACACGATGAGCAGTTTTCTGCAGCCAATGCAGCAAGCCTTTCTGGGAAACTGCTACAGGCTGCAAATGGCGCTATCTACACCGATGAGGATCAGTCCATAGGTATTCATGATCGAAAGCTTGATGCTTTGGAGGATCTTATTGAATCAGCACAAGGGAATTCTGTATTAGTTGCCTATTGGTTCAAGCATGACCTGCAGCGCATCACTGAACGCTTGAGGAAGCTGAAGATCCCCTTTGGCTGTTTAGACTCAAGTGAAAGTATACAGAAGTGGAATGCAGGAGAGCTTCCAGTCGCCTTGATTCACCCAGCATCTGCTGGACATGGACTAAACCTGCAAGGAGGTGGGAATCATCTGGTGTGGTTCTCCTTAAGCTGGAGCCTAGAGCTCTATGAACAGACAGTAGCAAGGCTATGGAGACAGGGTCAGAAATCCGAGACCGTGGTAGTCCAACACATTATCACTACCGGGACCATTGATGAGAGGATCATGAAGGTGCTTACCAGTAAAGCAAAGACTCAAAGCTCATTACTTGATGCAGTGAAAGCTGAACTTGATGGAGAGAAACAATGACGCAGCAATCTACTCAGAAATTTGTAATGGCGATCGCTAAGCGAGCACGCAGAGACTGGCATAAGGCTGTATCCCAGCTGACATACAACCCTGATTACCAACCGGCAAGGGAGACAAAGCAAGAGATCGAAGAGTTCTTTCGTGGTGAGTGGTTCCAGTTTCTCTGTGAGCTTGAACCAGAACTTGTCTCCATAGCCCCCAGGAGTTGTGTGCATGAATAAAAAAGAATATCTGTCCCAGGCTTTATATCTGGATAAGCGTATCAAGGCGAAAGAGCGTCAGCTTGACTGGTTAAAAGACCATGCAGTGTATGTATCCCCGCAGATCTCGGATATGCCGAACACGCCAAGAGCACACCGTTCAGCCATGGAAGAAGCAGTCGTAAAAATTGTGGATCTGGAAACAGAGATCAGCAATGGTATCACGTTGCTTGTACGCTTGAAGCGTAGTATCGCTGGGGCGATCAGGGCTATCAATAGCATGGAGTGTGAAACACTCCTTGAGATGCGGTATCTCACCTTTATGAGCTGGGAGGAGATCGCTGCTCAACTTGGATATAGCCAAAGCTATATCTACCACCTTCATCGCAAGGCGCTGTCGCTGGTGAGAGTGCCTGCAGCATAACCAAAACGTTAAATTATCAGAAAATAATAGTTGAAAACAGCTTGCTGTTCATACTATTCTACCATCAGAGACGTAAAACCAAAGAAAGTTCCTCCTTGGAACAGATGAATGCAAAATCTTGTATCCTCACTGTGAGTATGGTAAATTTGTACCTATTGGAGGTAGAAATGAAAACAGCCATAGTCCGCATGCTGATCTTTTCACTTCTAGTTGCAACGCTTATTTCTTGTGAAACGGTATCCACCGACATTTCAGAATCACCGACAGCAACCGATGACGACAACACCCACGTAGAACAGTCACAAAATCCAGAAGCGAAATTTTTAGGAACTTGGGTCTACTCTGATAAGAACTTCAGAGAGACAGCAAAAAAGATGGGAGCAGAAGATTGGCCTGCTGATGTATCAGTTGAGTACTCTTTTTCCTTCCGATCTGACGCTACGGGTACTTTTACAGAAAAATACTTCACTAACGACATTGTGCATGAGGAGCAACAAGAATTTCTCTGGTCTTTAGATTCGATTTCTCCTCAATGGATATTGGTTGTCATGCGCGAGAACACAGCTATAAACTTCAACCTACTCTATGAGAGTGCATTATTCTTATCGATGAATGATATGGATTTAGGGATGATATATTTTGCAAAGCAACAAAAAAGTGTAACCGAATAGAAAACTATTTATCCAAACGTTAAAATATCAGAAAATAACACTTGATAATAGTTCGCTGTTTGTTCTACCCTACCATCACAGACGTGAATAAAAAGAGCTCGGGGGATTCCTCCCGGGCTTTTTTCATGCCCGAAGGAGAACAGCGGATGCCCTACAAACCAAAGAAGCCTTGTGCGTATCCTGGCTGTCCCAGGTTAACCCATGATCGATACTGTGAAGAGCATACAAAATTGACAGCGAGGACTTATGAACGCTACCGGAGAGATCCTCAGACGAGCAAACGCTATGGAGCTGCATGGAGAAAAATCAGTAAACAGTATCTGTCGGATCATCCCTTTTGTGAACTATGCAGACAATCGGGAAGCATGACTCCAGCAACACTCGTCCACCACATCAAAGCGGCAGGCGAAGGTGGGACAAACGATGAAGAAAACCTCATGGCACTCTGTACTTCCTGCCATTCACACCTCCACGCACAGCAAGGAGACCGATGGAAACGTTAAAAGGTAACTATATGTGGTGATTTGGGTAGGGGTAATCAAATCTCTACACCATATATAGCATACAACGGGCAGGGGCAATCACGCGTAAAAATTGGTATTCAAACGGGGGATTGACCCCCGTCTTTTTGTAAGGGGACGTAAAATGGCAAAGGACGGCACCAACCGTGGTGGAGCACGCATAGGCGCGGGGAGAAAACCCAAGGCGCTCTCTGAGAAGATCCACGAAGGCAAGGCTGCCCGCGTGGTGCAGTTGCCCGAGGCTCCCGAGTTACAAGGCGCGGATATGCCACCAGTAAAGTATTACATGACGGTGACCCAGAAGAGTGGCATTGAGCTCGATGCTGAAGAGGTATTCCAAGAGACATGGGATTGGCTCAAGACCATGCGCTGTGAAAATTTGGTCAGCAGCCAGATCATCCACCAATATGCAATGGCGGTGGCGCGCTGGATACAGTGCGAGATGGCCGTCAGCGAATACGGCTTTCTTGCCAAGCATCCGACCACAGGAGCTGCGATCGCTTCTCCATACGTAGCGATGAGTCGTGAGTACATGAAGCAGGTGAACCAAATCTGGTATCAGATCTTCCAGATCGTGAAGGAGAACAACAGCACTTCATACCAAGGAGCGAACCCTCAGGATGACCTGATGGAACGGCTGCTCACTACCAAGCGTAGCCGCTAGGAAATCAAACAATCAAAGGAATTCACACATGAAACACTACCTCACATCCGAGAGTGTCTGCCAGGGACATCCCGACAAGCTGTGCGATTACATCGCCGACTCGATTTTGGATGCATGCCTCGCCAACGATGCCTACTCACGCGTGGCCTGCGAGGTCATGGCCACCAAGGGTAGGATCATCGTCGCCGGTGAGATCACCAGTCGCACCAAGGTCAATATACGCCAAACCGTACGGACTGCACTCTCCGAGAGCGGCTACAATCCCAAGGAATTCACCATCAGCGTGTCCCTGCACAACCAGAGTTCAGATATCGCCAGTGGTGTCGATACCGCCCTGGAGATCAGGGATGCCGAGGGTCAGGTGGATGAATTGGGAGCTGGGGACCAAGGCACGGTATACGGCTATGCTACTGAGGAGACATCCACATTCCTCCCGCTGCCACTCGAGCTGGCGCATCGCATCTGTATGGGGTTGGACCGGTGCCGCAAGGATGGAACCATCGCCGGCATCCGTAGTGACGGTAAAGCGCAGGTCTCCATCGAGTACGAAGACGGCAAACCTACACGCGTAGCTGCGATCATCGTCTCGGTACAACATGAGCCGGACAAGAATGTGCAGTGGCTCAAAGGTGAGATTCTCAGGAAGGTGCTCTACCCTACCTTCGAAGATTTCCCGTTCGATGCGCACACCCGCATCCTCATCAACCCATCGGGTCGTTTCGTCGAGGGAGGACCTGCTGCCGACACTGGCCTCACAGGACGCAAGATCATGGTGGACACCTACGGGGGTCTCGCCCTGCACGGAGGGGGAGCCTTCAGTGGAAAGGATGCAACCAAGGTCGACCGAAGCGGAGCCTACATGGCACGCATGGTGGCCAAGCACATCGTTGCCGCCGAGTTGGCTAAACGCTGTGAAGTTGCCATCTCCTATGCCATCGGGAAGGCCGAGCCGGTTGCCGTAAATGTACACACATTCTCAACCGGCACGGTGGATGATGAGCAGCTCGTCGAGGCTGTCCGCACAGTGTTCAGCCTCAAGCCACGGGACATCATTGAGACTCTGGGGCTGCGCAGTCCCATCTACAACCTCACCTCCTGCTACGGCCATTTCGGTAGTGCGCTCTTTGCATGGGAACAGGTGAGTGAGCGGTATATTGATGTGCTCAGAAACGAACTGGAACAGCACGATTGAAAGGAAACACACCATGAGAATCCAGAAGATGAGACTGTCGGATCTGAATCCGGCGAAATACAATCCGCGCAAAGCGCTCAAGAGCGGAGATCCCGAGTATGAGAAGCTCAAACGATCGCTTGAGCAGTTTGGGTATGTTGAACTCATGGTAGTCAACATTGCCAACGACAACACTGTCATATCCGGCCACCAACGGCTGAATGTCCTCAAGGACATGGGGGTTGCCGAGGAGGACTGTATCCTCGTCGAGCTCGATGCCGACAAGGAGAAAGCCCTCAACATCGCCATGAACAAGATCAGCGGCGAATGGGACAAGGACAAGCTGGCACTGCTCATCACCGAGCTGCAGGGACAGGACTTCGATGTATCGCTCACCGGTTTCGACCCGGCCGAGATCGACGACCTGTTCAAGGACTCACTTGCCGACGGGGTGCATGACGATGATTTCGATGTGGCCTCGGAGCTTCAGAAGCCCGCAATCACCAAGAGCGGTGACTTGTGGAAACTGGGAAGGCACCGCCTGGTATGTGGTGACAGCACCAAGGCCGAGACATTCTCCCTTCTCATGGCAGGGTCCAAGGCGAACCTGGTGGTCACCGATCCACCCTATAATGTCAACTACGAGGGACAAGCTGGCAAGATCAAGAACGATCATCTAGCTAACGACGCATTCGCTCAATTCCTGCTCGATGCCTTCACCAACACATCAGAGTACATGGCAGACGATGCCTCCATCTACGTATTCCATGCCGATACCGAAGGACTGAACTTCAGAAAGGCATTCAGCGAGGCGGGCTTCTACCTGTCGGGTACCTGCATCTGGAAAAAGCAGTCGCTGGTACTCGGACGTTCGCCGTATCAGTGGCAACACGAACCGGTGCTCTTCGGATGGAAGAAAAAGGGCAAGCACCAGTGGTACACCGGGCGCAAGGAATCGACCATCTGGGAATTCGACAAGCCCAAGAAGAACACTGATCATCCCACCATGAAGCCGGTGGCTCTGATCGCGTATCCGATCATGAACTCCTCGATGAGTAATACGCTGGTGCTCGATCCGTTCGGCGGCAGCGGTAGCACGCTGGTCGCCTGCGAGCAGACCGAACGCAGCTGCGCCACCATCGAGCTGGATGAGAAGTACTGCGATGTGATCGTCAAACGCTACATCGAGCTGGTCGGATCCACTGCGAATGTGACCGTGCAGCGCGACGGATTGGATTACTCCTACGAGGAAATCGCCCCCGAGGAGGCAAGCGATGGATGAGATTACCCTGCTTGCCACGATCTCGGTATGCCTGTTCGGCTCGGGAGGCATCGTATTGTGGCTGCTCAACCGCATGGCAAAACGAAGCGACGACCGCCTGGGATATGCGAAGGACCTCAAGGAGATCAAGACCACCATCACCAGGATCCAGATGGGACTGGTCATGGCCCTGGAGAACGACAAGGTCATCTTCAAGTCGCTAAGAACCCATGAGATCAATGGGGAGAGCGAGGAGCAGGAGAAGAAGATGGATGATTACTTTCTATCGCTACTCGGCACCAAGGGAGGCGAACGATGACCCTCAGTATAATATTGCTCGCCTTCGCCACGTTCCTGGGCTTGGTGATGGAGCTGTATAAGAAGACCCTTCGACGTGACAAGGCTACGGAAAACGAAATCAAGTTGGTCGCCCTAGTGTGTTCAGCCGCCCTTGCGTTTGTTACCTACCAAGTTGCCCCGGTGGCAACGGGAGCCGGGGATCTGAACAGCACACCCTACCTGGTGGTCCTGTACACGGTTGCGATCTACCTGCTGCAGCTTCCTGCGTGCATGGCGTTTTGGAAACCGTTGGTAAAACGGTTTATACGGGGGAAAGCCGATGCATGACATCTTCCAGCTGCTGATCCTCATCATCCTGGGTTTGCTGGGGATCACACGATTGCAGGCATCCAAGACCAAGGATCTAAAAAAGGACGTACAAAAAGCCCAGGATACGGCGATACGCAAAGAGAAGGAATTGGAGACGATCAATGAGATACAGCAGAAGATCACCACCATCGAACAAGAACAGCCACCCGAGAAGATCGAACCTCCCCAGCGTGGTGATGTTGCTGGCCGTCTTGATCGTCTCAACCGGCTGCACGAGCGTGCCAACTCTCGAGACGAGTGATCCCTACCGACAGATCCTGGTCTCGATGGCACCCGAAGCTCCGGTGCTTCCAACCTTCCCTACGCTGAACTGGACATACCAGAACGGATTGTACTGCATAACAGAGGCGGATACAGATGCGCTGCTGGACTATGGAGAGAACGATCTGCCGCTGTTTGTCCATCGCTACGACCAATACCTTCGCCAGATGCGCCTCATCTTGGAAGCATTGGCAGGACCCTAGGACAAAGGACTTGCTATTCATCCAAAGCTGAGCGATCAATGCACACTGACACGGAGGATATCTATGGATGAAATGAATCGAAAACGGGTCGAAGTACTCAAAAAACAATATCCCCCAGGGTGCACCGTCGAGCTGGTGAGCATGGATGACGAGCAGGCACCACCGGCTGGCACCAAGGGTAAAGTAATCCACGTGGATGACATCGGAAGCATCCACATCACGTGGGAAACCGGCTCGACTTTGGCCGTGGTGCCGGGGGTCGATATGGTGAGAAAACTGGACGAAGAAATACCTACAAAATAGTGTATTTTATTTGCTTATATACACTTGCTATATATCCCTCTTTGAGTGATTACTACAGTACGAAGAAAAACACACCAAAGAGAGGTAGAGAGCATGGAAAAGACAACACGGTTCGGAATCGAGATAGAAATGACAGGCATCACCCGCAAGGACGCAGCCCTAGCAGCGCAGACGGTCCTCGGTGGCGAGCTGCTCTACGGTGGCTCCTACTACGACACCTACGAACTGAAGAC